GAGCGGCGGTCTGGATCGCGTCCCACGTTGCGCCGAGAAGCTGCTTCACGGTGTCCCAGTTCTTGTAGATCACAAACGCTACGGCGGCGAGGCCGAGAAGGACCAGGACGACCGGGTTCGCAGCGAGGACACTCATGGTCGTGCCGAGCATCCGGAACACCTCGATCGCCCGCAGGATCGGCCCGGCGAAACCGATGATGCCGGCGGTAAGCGTGGCGAAGATGATGACGAGTCCCTGTGCTGGGGCTGGAATCTTCGTGAAGAGGTCGAGGACCGTCGCGAGAGCTCCTCCGACGGCTCCGACGAACGGTGCGAGAGTCTCGCCGAGGTTGAGGAACACGACCGCGAACCTCGCCTTGAGCTTTTCCATCGTGGCGGCAAGTCCCTGGTCCATCATCTCGAACCCTTCGGCCGTTGCGCCGGCGCTCGTGCGTGTGGCGTCAAGGTTCGCGGCGGCGGTCTCGAGGTCGTTCGAGAGACCGACGAACGCTTGTCCGGCTTCGATCGAGCCAAAGAGGTCGACCACGGACAGACCGAGCTCGTCGGCTCCGCGCTTCATCAGTTCGGCGGCGTCGACAAGGCTCCCGCCGGAGGCGATGAACTCCGGGAACGTCTGGCCGCTCATTTCCTGGAAGTTCTTGCTGGCCTTCGTGCCTTCCTTGCCGAGCTCGGAGATCGCTCCCTTGAGCTGTGTCATCACGACCGACGTCGGGGTGCCTTGAGCGGTGAGCGTGGCTGTCGCGGCGGCGACGTCCTCAATGGACACCCCGAACGACGACGCGATCGGCGCGACCTGGAACATGGCCGAGCTCATTTCGCCGATCGTCGTCTTGCCTGCTTGCATCGCGGTGAAGAGCACGTCGGAGACGCGCTCGGCCTCCGTCGCTTCCATGCCGTAGGCATTGAGGACGGTTGTCAGTCCGTCGACGGAGGTAGCGAGGTCGGTTGCTCCCGCCTTCGCGAGACGTTGCGCGTCCTCAAGGAACGTGAACACGTTGTCTCGGTCGACGCCGGCCGAGAGGGAGTCGTAGAGCGCCGGAATCACCTCGTTCGGGAGCACCCCGAACTCTCCGGCGAAGTCCTTGACCTGCGAAGTCATTTCCGCCATGACCGGACCAGAGATCCCGGGTAGCAGAGTGAACACCTCGCGCATCCCCTGGTCGAACGACGCGAAGTCGAACACGCCTTTCGCCATCGCTGCGGTGCCGGCGAGGAACGCGCCGCGGAACGCCTTGCCAGCTCGGCCACCGATCAGACCGGAGGAGGTCTCCGCCTCGCGTCCGACCTCCGAGTCGAGCTCTCGGCCGAACCCTTCCGCGTCCGGCCGGATCTTGACGTAGCCGGTCCCGACCTTCCCGCCGCCGCCGCCAAACCCTCCTAGTTGCATGCCGTCCTCCGGGTCATCGTGCGAAGAACCGCCGAACCTCGTCCGGCGTGGAGTACCGCGGTTTCGGCCGGGGTGTGGGCCGAGGGTAGCGGAGCGGCTTCGGTAGCCGGCTGGGGCGGCGCTGCTTGTCGGTGTGGATGAACTCGGTCAGGTTGTAGAGGGCGTCGAGCCGTTCGAGGATGAGCGCCAGGATCTCGTCGGAGTGCGTCCATCGGAACCGATGAGCGCGCACCAGCTCGGCGAACAGTTCGCCGGGGAGCTCGGCGACGGAGCTCGGGTCTACTCCGAGGTCGGCGGAGAGACGGGCGACGGTGCGCTCGACTCCGCCTCCGTAGGGTCCTCGTCATCTTCGGGTCCCTCCTCGGCGAGCTGGAAGTTCTCGACGGTGCGTAGCCACGCGTTGAACGGGTGATTCGGGTCCTCGAAGTCCCGGCTCTCGTTCTTCGGTCGCGGGCCGACGAGCTCGATCCACGTCGCGTAGAGCAACGCCTCGGGGTCGCCGGCCTTGAGGGCTTCGATGCCGGGGATCCCGTCGTAGCTTCTGCGCTTGGCGGCGATCTGTGAGAACGCTCCGAGCTTGACGGTATGCGTCTCCCCGGCGATCGTGACGGCGAGCCGGCTCACGAGCCGATCGGCGCGAACGCCGCGTCGTCGGAGTCGTAGCGCCACGGCTTGCCGTTGTCGGCGTCGTCGAGAACCTCGAGCGTGAGCGGGAGGAGACCGGGTCCGCTCTTGGCGAAGGTGCTCTCGACGTCGTTCGTGACGAACGTCCGGCCGGCGCAGAACCGGAAGCTGCGGAGGCCGTCGGTCATGTCGAGGACCACGGCTCGCACGTTCACTTCGTCGGGCTCCGGGGGTTCGTAGCGGTACTCGCCGGGCTGCGGTTCGGTGATTGCTCCGCCGCCGTACGCGACCAGGAGGTTCTCAGCGTTCCATTGCATGAGGGTGAGCTCGAGTGTCCCCGTGCGGCCGTCGAGGTACTTGCGGACCGGGTAGAACGCCTGCCATGCCCGGACCTCCTGCACACTCTTCGAGTCGGTGAACTTCGCTCCATCTTCGGTGATGAAACCGTGCTCGACGAACGCGGGGTCGAGAGCATCGGAGAGGTACTGCGGGAGCGGCGTACCCTCCGGAGCGGTCCACAGGGTGCCGGTTCCGGCGATCAGGATCTCGGCGGGGTTGTTGGGCATGAGGGGCATCCTCCGTTCTTCCAGTCGGCCGGAGGGCGTCTCCGGCCGTCAACTCGCGACGGTAGCCGACGGGTAGGCGGTAATCGCGGACGTGAAGAGGAACCGCGGCCGGGCCGGTGTGTAGTCCTCGTCGGGGAGGTCGATCATCGGGCCCGCGTCCACGCCGACGATCACGGCTGTGTCCTGGAGTCCGAGGGCCCGGGCGTGGAGCAGACCTTCGGCTGTGCGGGCGAGCTCGTGGGCCTGCGCCTTTGAGCCTCCGTAGGCTTCCGTCTGGATCTGAGCTCGGAAGATCCATAGTGGCCGGCTCGTCAGCTTCTCGTCGCCGAGGAGGGTTACCCGGATCATGGGTTCGCCTCCGGCTCCCTTCGGGATCGCAGTCCACACGCGGTCGCCGACGAGGTCGACGAGCTCGGGCTGGTCTCGGTAGAACTGCGAGACAACGGCCTCCATGTTCGGCAGGGTCACGAGCTGGTCGGTCACGATCCACCTTCCTCGAAGTCGGAGAGAACCTCTCGCGCTGCCTTGCGGATTGGAGCTCGGGCCGGGTAGTTCGCGGTCCCGTACTCGGGGAGGTGCCAGACCGGGGAGTCGACCCCTGCCCATGCTTCCAGTCCGTCGGGTCCTGGCTGCGCGGGAACGTACCGGACCGACCGCCAGTAGCCCATGAACCCTCGAGGGGCCCACCGCTGGATCCGCTCGCGTACTCTGGCCGCTGCCGCTGTGAGCGCCTTCGCCACTCCGGGGCCTTCGAGAACGTCGGCGATGCCGCGGTCGTCCCGCTCGAACCGGAACTGGGAGGAGCTCGGCGAACTCATCGCGACCTCCGCAGGGTTACTTCGAGGAACTCGACACGACCAGTCCTCGGGTTGCGCGCCGGCCACGGGGGGCCGTCGAGCTCGAACGTGATTCCCTCGACCTCGATGCGGTCCGTTCCGTCGACGACGAGGTCTCGGCGGAGAACGCCGCGCCACTGCTCGAGCTGGACGTCTGTGTTCGCGGTTTCTTCGCTGCGTTGCACCTGCCACACGGAGCCGGCGCGAGGGTGTTCGGTCGAGATGGTCTGCTCTGTCGGGTCTCCCATTTCGTCGGGCGGGCCGTCCTGAGTGACGCGATGAACGGTGACGTCCGAGGGGAAGAGCCGCTCGGGCCGCATTTCACAGGCTCCCGGCGGTGATCGTGCCGGCGGTCGTCGAGAACCTCCGACGGAGCATTTTCGCCTCGGAGTCGGTGAGGTGCGAGCCGCCGGCGTCGAGCGTGTTGCGGTAGCTCACGGAGTACGGGCCGAGAGTCTCTTGCGAGATCCCTCCGCCGGGGTTGCCGATTACTCGAGCGGCGACCCGGAGGGCGAGGCTTTTCACACTCAGAGGGACGTTCTCGGCGGTGTATCCGTAGCTGTAGGTGACGGTGACGGTCGACGCCGGGCCTCCCCAATGTGCGCCACCGGCGGCGTCAAGCGGGCCGGAACGAATCAGGCTCCGTTCGTTCCACTGGTAGAGGCCGGTGGCGAGCTCGTAGCCGTTCAGCGCGACGCCGGTAACATCCACCACTGGCCGACGTGGCAGGAGGAGGTCCCGGGACCATGTGCCGGCGAGCTTCGCGGTCTCGGTGCCGGCGATGATCCGATTCCGAGCTGCGGTCTGCATGTCGGCGGAGACGAGCTCCAGGAGGAGCTCGGCCTGTGCGATCCACTCGTCGTCGACGCCGGGCGATGGTGCGAGCGTTTCGCCGGTGAGGAAGGTTCGGAGCTCTTGCGGTGTGGCGAACGAGGTCATCGTCTGCGCTCCTCTCGGATGATCTTGTGCCGGCGGAGCGCCTCCACCTCGTCGGGGTCCGAGGTTTCGTAGATCCCGTCGTGGAACCGGATCACGAGGTCGGAGCCGAAGAGCCGGAGCGTCCGTCGGTTCGCTGTCATCCGGAACCGTACCGGTTTTGCAAGCTTGGGCAGAGGTTTCCACTCTGCGCCGGCGACTACTGCGGCCATGCGTCGGGGGTAGCCTCGGGCATTGCGGTAGCGGGCGACGAGCTCTTCGGATGCTGGGGAGCCTCGAAGGGTTGGGGCGGGGTGCGGGTGCCAGAGGTGGCAGAGACGGCCGGCGAGCCGGTGGCCGGGGCCGGCGAGCGTCTCGAGCGCCCATCCGAACGCGACGTCCTCGCCTCCCCATCCGAGAAACCGGCGATCGATTCCGCCCACGAGCTCGAACGCGTCGGCGGAGACGACGGTGATCCCTCCGCCGGCCGGTCCGACGTACGGGGTCCGGGCGACGACGGCCATACGGGGTCGGCGGGTCGGGTCGGAGTAGAGCCGCTCCGTTTCCCGGTCTCGGAGCCGGTAGACAGCCCGGTGGGGGATGGTCCACGGGTACCGGCCGGAGCTCACCAGCTCGACGGCCTCGGACAGGACCCGGGGGTCGGTGATGAACGAGTCGGCGTCGGCGACCACCAGGACGTCGACGGGTCCGAGCCGCTCAAGGCCGTTAGCGACGGCCGCTCCCTTCGACCACTCCTCGGCCTCTTCGATCTCGCCGAGGACCACCGGGAGCTCGGGGTGCTTGTCGGCGTACCATTTGAGGACGAACGAGAGGGCCCGGGCGCGCCACTCGTCGCCGGCGCGGGTCGGGACCACGACGCCGACGGAACGGGCGCGTTTCCGGTTTTTCGCGGTCATCTGAGGACCCCCGGGGGAGGGTCGTAGAGGAGGGCGGGCTGTCGTTCTCCCTCGATCGTGACCGGCTTGCCAGGGTCGGCGCGCCAGTACCACCGGCGGAAGATCTCCTCAAGGGCCTCGGGGCCGTGCTGGTCGAGGAGGTCTCCCCACTGTCGCCAGTGTGCCCCGTGGTCCGGGGCCTGCCGGTCGCCGGCGGCGCGGTACGCGGCGGAACCGTTGCGGACCTTCCGGACGAACTGTTCGAGGGACCGGTAGGGGTAGTGCCGAACGACGAGGACCGGGTCGAACGGGGCCGGCGTGAACTCCTCGTAGTGGGCTCCGTGATTCCCCTGCTCGATCACGAGGTCGGGTCGATAGCGGACGGCAACCTTCGGGAGCGGAGCCGGCGACCGCCTCCGCCATCCGATCCGGCGGACAGGGTCCTCTTCGTCGGGGTCGAGGCCGGTCGAGACGTGGTCGTAGAGCTCGGCGGGTACAAGATGCCACCGGGCGGGGACCGGCTCGAGGACGTCTGCGAGCCGGTCGGCGTGCGGGGTGTACCACCACTCGTCGGCGTCGAACGGGACGATCCATGTTGCGCCGAACTCTTCGGCGGCGCGATGGGCGAGGGCTGTCATCTTCCGACTCTGAACGTAAGCGGGGTCGTCGTCGTCGACGACCACGAGCCGGGCCCGGTGTTCGGCTCGGAGCTCCTCGAGGACTTCTCGGGTTGCGTCGACGGAGAGGTTGTCGGCGACGACCACTGCGTCGACCTCGTCGAGCATGTGCCGAACCGTCGAGCCGATCACGTCCGCCTCGTCCCGGACCATTGCCACGGCGACGACGGTCATCAGTAGCCGGTCCCGACGCGATGGTGGCCGATGTGCTCGACCCATTCCCCGGAGTCGCGCGCTCCCCAATAGCCGAACCGGAGCCGGTCGTCGACGAGGAGCTGGTGAGAGAACACTCCCTCTGACCGGGCTCCGTCGGGCCACTCGTGGTCGAGGACGAGGGCCATCCGGTACAGACTCGGGTTGGTCGTGAAGAACAGACGGTGTTCGAGCCAGGCCCGGCCGCGGCCGTCGGTCTGCTCGACGTAGGCGTCCGGATGTTGCTCGACGATCCCGCCGGCGGCGCGCTCTGCGTCGTTCCAGGGTTGCCGCCGGAGGGCGAGCTGCACGAGCTCGGGGTTAGCGAGGAGAACGGCCATCATGTCGACGAGCTCGACTCGCCGGCGGAACACGAAGTCGTCTTCGAGGTGGAACACGAACCGCGCGGAGGAGTGCTCGCGGAGGTGGGCCCACGCCGACCGGATCGCTCCGCCGAACCCACTCCGGCCGGCCGGTGGGCCGATCACTTTCCCGCCGAACCGGGCGAGCCATCGCCGGTACTCCGGGTCGCCAGAGTCGTCGTGGATCCAGATCTCCGAGACCGGGCCGAAGAGCTGGGCGAGCGCCGACGGGACGGTCCTCTCGATACAGTCTCGCCGGCCGTCGGTCATCACGAGAAGAGCGATCGTCATCGGAGTGTCCTTCCCTGTCTGCGGAACCATGCGGCGTGTCTGCGGAGAATCTCGGAGCGAAGGCCGACCGGGTTCCGGACCGTCGCGTTCCGGCCCGAGCGGTTGACGTGGACCCGGTAGACAGCGTCGGGAACGTGGACCACGGGCTCGCCGAGGAGCCAGGCTCGCCGGAAGAGGGACCAGTCCTCCCACGCGCGCTCGGACCAAAAGCCGCCGGCGCGCTCGAACGTGTCCCGACGGATGAGCGTTCCCACAACGCACGGGTTCCATCCGCGGTCGATGTTGCGGCGATCGTCGTCGAGGGTGCGCGCGGGGCCCGGGATGCCGTCGACGACCTCGCGGACTGCCGGAGCGAGGAGGCCGCGGTTCATTCGGAGGGCTCGCATCGCTCGAAGGTAGCCGGGTTCGAGCTCGTCGTCGGCGTCGAGGAAGCAGAGCCACGGGGCGGCGGTCATCGCGGCCGCTGTGTTCCGGGCCTCGGCCACCGAGCTCCCTCCGTGGAACACGACGAGGTCGGCCGGCTCCTCCCTCTCGGCGGAGGTTTTCGCTCGACGATGGGCGAGCTCTGCCCATCGGAGCTCGCCGAACGTCGCGACGATCACCGCGACGTCCATAGCCTCCGCCGGCGGGCGAACAGGGCGCGGCCGTGACTCATGCGTCGGCGCTGCTGCTGGTAGAGCTCGTCGGTCGGGGCTTTTCCCCACGACGGGTGGAGGTGCTCGACGACGGAGTGCTCGGCGAACGCGAACGCGCCACGAGCTCGGGCTGTGGCGATCAGCTCGTCGTCGACGTACTCGTGCCAGTAGCCGGGGTGGAGAACGAGGCCTCGCCGGTCGATCGTGCCGCACTCGTCGACGTAGGTTCGCCGGACAAGCGAGTGCGTCGCGTGCTGTCCGGTCCTGGCGCGTTCGGTCGGCGCGAGGTCCTGGGTTCCGACGACTCCGATCCTGTCGTCGGCGAAGAGGGCGAGGCCGGCGGAGAGCCATCCGGGGTGGAACCGGAGGTCGTCGGCTCCGAGGAAGAGGAACGGCTCTGACGTTGCGGCGTACCCGGCGTTGATCTTCCGGGCGTAGTCACCTCGGGGAGTTGGCGGCACCGTGAGGTATTCTGCGCCGGCCTCTTCGATAGCGGCGATCTCGTCCCAGTCGCCGGCGGTGGCGATGAACAGGAGCCGGTGAGGCTCCGGGGTGTTCTCGGCGACTGAGCGGACGAGCGGGCCGACGTTCCTCGGCCGGCGGAGAACCGGGACGAGGAGAACGGTCGGCCCGCTCGTCATGCGCTCAGGACGCGTTGGCGGGCTCGAGCACGGCGAACGGGTAGCGCGTCTCGTCGTCCTCGTTCACGCGGTTCACGGGGTTCGGGAGCGCCCAGCCGAGCCGGAACACACACCGGAGCGCCGTGGAGTCCTGCTGCATGAGGTTGAGCAGGACGTTCCCGTCGGCGTCGGTGAGGACCCCGTCAGTGTGGACGCTGTAGGTAATGTCCTTGCGGATCGCGTAGACGAGCTGCGACCAGTCGCCGGAGATCAGGAGGCTTCGGGTCGGGTCGATCGCGCCGTTCTTCGGGAACTGCACGGGCTCCCCGTCGAGCTCGTAGGTCGAGCGACCTCCCTCGGTTGCCTGCCGGCCGGCGCGGAACACGGGCTGGCCGTCCTGGTCGCGGAGGCCGCGCATCTTGGCACGCATGGAGAGCGACGCGATGTGGCCGGAGACCATGTAGCCGTCCTCCTCGACGAAGGACAGGATCCCGCCTTCGCCGAGAATGTCGTCGTACAGGTCCCCGTTGGTGCCCAGCTCGAGGACGTGGCCGGCCTGCTCGGCGACCTCCACCACGCCTTCGGGCCAGAGGGCCGGCGCGTTGATCCCGTAGAGGATCGCCTGGTCGACGGCGAGGCCGAACGCCTCGACGATGCCGGGCCGCATCTCGGACCACAAGTCGTAGTCGACGTCGTCCAGGACGTTGTCCGGGATCACGACGATCACGGCGAGCTCCTCGGCGTTCACGTAGACGTTCCGCCACCGGGCGTCGGTCGTCTGCTTGAGGCCGGTGTCCCCGTCGACGAAGTACGCGTGTGGGAGGGAGCTCCACACCGGGAGCCGGCGCTGGTTGCGAGCCATGTCCGGGAGTCGCCGGGCGAGGGAGAGGACCGAGGACTGCTCGGCGGCGCTACCGAGGATCTCTCGGGAAGCTTCCTCGGGGATGAGGGGGCTCGCGTCGCCGCGGTCCACAATGTCGGAGTAGGTGGGCATCTTGGGTTCCTCCTCGGAGGGTTAGGACCGTCGGCCTGCTAGCCGGCGGATCTCGTCGTTCATCGAGAACCCGGACGCGGGCTTCCTCCCGCCACCGGGCAGCGATCCCGCTTTCGCGCTCTTCGCGAGGTTCGGGTATCGCTTGACCAGATTGTCGAGAGCTGCGGCGATCGCCTTGCGGTCGACCTTGCCGTCGGTCACGAACCCTTCGCGATCATCCTCCGTGAGGAGTCGAGCGAACGAAGGGTCGGCGAGCTTCTCGCCGGCCGCAGTCTCGACCGCGAGGCCGACCATTTCGGCGAGCATCTCAGCGCGAGCTTCCTCGCGTGCTTCTGCCTTCGCCTTCTCGATCGCCTTCTCGGTCTCGGTCATGCTCTCGGCCTTGATCCTGTCGAGCTCGGCCTGGAGCTTCCCGTTCTGCCGTTCGTGCTTGCGAGCCATCTCGCGCCACTTCGCCGCGTTCTCTGCGGTGAGCTCTTCGTCTCCGGCTCCCTCGGGACCCTTGCCGCCGGCTCCCGTGTCGGGGTCCTTCGTCGAGGGATCTTCGGTCTCTTCGCTGGTCGTGGTCTCCGTCGCCATGTCGGCTACGTCCTCCGTGCTCGGGGGATCCCTGTCGGCTCCCTCGTGGCAGAGGATACGCGCGCACGGGGCCCGCGTGTTGGTATCTACTCGGCGGAGCGGAGCCGGTCGAGGATCCGGCGCGTCTCCTCGGGGTCGGCGAGGAGGTCCTCGGGGAGCTCGTCGTCGTAGCTCACGGCGCGCGCCGGCCGGCCTCGGAGCGCGGCGAGCCGGCGGGTCTGCCACTCGGCGAGCCGCTCCGTCCGGGCTCCTCTCGGGTCACTCCCACGGGATCCTGGCATAGTCGGGGACCTCCTCTCCGGCCTGTCGTGCGGTCGTCACGATGCGAGCGTACAGGTCCTCAAACGTGAGGCCGGGCTCGTCAATGTTCTCGGGGACCAGCTCCCGGTATCGGGCGTAGGCGTTCGGGGGCATTTCGCTGGGGTAGTTGCGGAGGCCGTATTCGAGCTCTCGGACCTCCTCCTCCCACGACTGGTAGCTCATGCGGTACGGGGACGGTCCATGCTGCGGGTTCGTGGATTGCCGGCCGAGGAACTGGTAGGCGTCCTGCGCGAGGTCCTCGGCGTCACGGGCTGCGATGTGGCCGGCGGCGTTGAGGTCGTCGGAGCCGAGAACGGCTCGGACGGAGTAGCGGACGTCGGCGACGAGGTGGTCAGGGTCGATCGCTCCGGAGTAGGCACGATCGCTTGGCAGCTTCCCTCGTCGGATCGCTCCGGCCGCTTCGTACTGCCGTGTGAGGTCGAGCCAGTGTCGGATGGCCTTGTCCTGGTCGCCGGCGTACTGCGGGTTCACTCGTCCGATGGCCTCCGCCACGAGGTCGGGAGCCGAGGTCGGGGAGTCGTCATACCATCGGCGCGAGAGCCGAGCTCGTTCTCGAGCGTCGATCTGCTCTAGCCAGTCCCAGCTAGCGCGACTGACCCGGGTTCCTTGCGGTGTGCGAGCTCCGGCCGGTGGGGGCCGCTGGATCTTCCACGCGTCGTTGTAGCTGTAGAGAATGTCGAACGCTTCCGCCTGGGTGCGGGCGGCCTGCTCGGCGATCTCTTTCCGGACGGCCGGGATGCGTTCGAGCGCGGCTAGCACCTCGTCCGGAGTGACTCCGTTCCTCGTTGCGACTTCGATCACGTCGGGGGAGTCGACGGTGTAGGACTTCCGGGCCTCCCGGGCGGCGCGCTGTTCTTGTGCTCGGGCGAGTTTCTTCGCGTCGCGTTCGGCAGCTACTTGTTCGGGGGAGACGTTCCGCCGGGCTGCTTCACGTTGCACACTGGTCGACTTCGGGTCGGTCGGCTTGATCCGGTGTTTAGGAGCGTCGGCGATCGCTTCCTCTGCGATGCTCGCCGGGGTGCGCGCTAGCTCGTCGACTTGTGAGGTGACGCGTGCAGCGGTCCTTGCCACGTCGTCGAGCTGGTCGACAGTCGCCGCCGGCCGAGCGGTGGGAAGCTCGAGGTCGGCAATGTCGTCGGCGGAGGTGAACGCGTGACGACTGTCGGTCAGGACTCTGCCGAGCTCCCCGTGTGTTCTCACCTGCGGTACTACCGGACCGTCGGGCACCACTCGACGAACCGGGGAACCCGACGGGGTGAGAAGCCGAGCCCCGGTGTCGGGGTCGCGGAGGTACTCGACTCGTGCGCGCGAGATTGTGCCGTCGGCGTCGACGAGGTACCGGCCGTTCCAGTAGTCGGGCACGTTGTCGGCGGCTCCCGCCGCCTTGAGGTCGGCCAGCAGATCGGAGTTGATGATTCGGCCGGGGTCGGCGGTCCCGTAGATCTCGGCGACGTCACAGTCACATGACGCGTGAATCGGTTGTAGGTCGGCGATCTTGTAACGCTGGGTGGATGCGGCGGCGCAGAGGGCGCAGCTCTGTCCGGTCAGGACGCGCCGGTAGCCGACGACCCACGGGCGGCCGTCGGCTCCGGCGGAGATTGCGGAGCGGTTAGCGAGGATGACGTCGGTCTGTGCGGTCTGCCTGGCACGGGACCGGCCGGCGGCGAGCGCCTGGTCGACGTCGCCGGTAGTGGAGACGGTGCGGCGCGCTTGCACGATGCTCCGCTCGTACACCTGCACCGGGTCCATCCCGTTGCGGATCGGCGGGAGCGTCGGCGTGACCGTCGACCGGTGGCCGAGCACTAGGTCGTTCGCTTCGAGGTAGCCGGCTGCGAGAGCGGCGGTCTGCTGCTGTGCTGCAACCGAGATCCGTGCGGCCTCGGCCGAGAACCTCGCAGCGGACACCGCGTCCAGACCGGCGTACGCGTCCCACGCGTCCTCGACGAGACCGGCGGCGGTCTGACGGATAGCGAGGAGCTGGGCGTGGTGTGCCTGCTGGATCCTGGCGAGGTCGTCGACCACCGCCACCGGTCACACCTCGGCCGGGTTAGGCAGTAGGTCGGGGCGAGGTGTCTGAGGGTTCCGCAGCTCGGCGAGCGCCGCGGCTTGCTGGAGCGACGACCGGGCGCGCATTGCGGGGAACCGGGCGATCTGCTCCGGGCTGTAGCCGAGCTCCTCCCATAGCTGCTCGGCAGGAACCTCGAGCGTCTGCTTCTTCATCACGGCGTCGACGTGCTCGGATTCCGTGCGAGTCTCAGGGTCACTCCAGATCGTCTCCATCTGCTGCGCGTTCGCGAGCTCGGCGTTCCCGGCGATCTTGCCGGCGATCCGCATCACTTCTTCCCAACCTGCCCCGAAGTGTCGCTGCTTGCGCCGGACCTTCGCGACGAGGCCGGTCTCTGCGCTCTTGAGGCTCTCGCCGGAGAGCCTGTCGGCGGAGGCTCGAAGGTAGTGAGGCGGGGTGCTGCTCACGCTGGCGATGTGCTGGACGAGGAGCTCGATCGCGCTCACGTACTGGTCGATTGAGACGGTCGGGAACGCACCAAACCGGGCCTCGGCGGACTCTGTCCACCACGTCTTGCCGGGGCCGCTCCGGAACTTGGGCGGGATGACTTCGTCGGTCTCCTCGTCGACGTCCGGCTCCCATCCGGTGACGAACCGCTGGGGGAACGCCGCGAACTCGGAGGCCACCAGCATGTCGGCGAGGAGCTTGTTCGCTGCGTCCTGAATCGGGATGACCGCGGCGAGCTCGGAGTGAGCTGCCCACCCGACTCGGCGGGAGAGGGTGAGCCGTGGACGGTTGAGGAACTCGACCATCGGGACGACGCCGAGCGGGTTCGGCATTGACGACGACTCGTCGAGCTTCGGCGCGAGGTCGGCGTGGGTCTCGGCGACCCACTGGACACGGAACGGGTCGACGATCGCGCCGGTTCTTTTCGCCCGGCTCCGGAAGAGGTACACGCGGTCCGGTCGGAAGAGCTCGGCGTGTTCGTACCCTTCCTCGTCGGTCCACACACGGAGCCCAGCGGTCCGGCGACGTCGGATCTTCGGGTGAGCGAGCACGATGGCGCTCGTCGCGCTCTCGACCGTGATCTCGGGGATGTTCTCCTCGTCGGAACCGGCGTCACCGCGCTGCCACGCGGTCACGTAGAACGCTCCCTGGATGAGGCCGTCCGTGTGACCCATCGCCGACTGCAGGTCGAGCTCGTTCTCCTCCCACAGTCGCTTCGCCGCTGTGTCGGCCTCCACCTGTTCCCCGACGCGGAACCCTTGCACATGCAGCCGCTCCTCCACGGCGTCGACGACGAGCGCGCACCAGTTGTCGGCGAACGCTCCGAACAGACCGCCGAACGCCTCCAGGAACTTCTCCGACGCGAACGCCAGCCGGTGGTCCCCGTCGTAGTAGGCGGTTGCGGTTTCGATCACTCGCCGGCGGCGCACCAGCTCGGCATACATGGTCCGAATGACGTCGGTCGGGTCGTCGAGGTTCATCGTGGGGTTCTCCTCACGCTGCGCCACCGGCGCGGCGTCGTCTCTTTGGGGCCCGGAGCATCGCGCGGGCGAGCGCGTTCACGAGCGCAGCTATGCCGTCTATCCGTTTTGCGCTCTTCCGCCGGTCGGGTTTGGTCGGCTTGATGTTCCCGGCCGGGTCCTGCATCACTTCGACACAGTCGGCCATCCACCGGAGAACCGGGTTCCAGCCGAACCGGAGGAGCGGAACCTCCGGCGTCGACCCCATCACGAGCCGCTCGAGCTCTTTGGAGGGCCCGGACAGCGACGCGTACCCCTGCCGGATCGGGACCATCGTGTAGGGGTTGCGTCGTTGCGTTTGCATCTCTTGCACGGTCTCCGCCGCGTTCCACGGGTCGTAGCCAACCTCCGCGACCGTACAACCGAGCCGGGAGATCTCGGCGGATAGGTCCTCCCGGAACCGCGCGTAGTCGACCACGTTCCCCTCGGTGAGGTGGATCCATCCCTCGTCGGCCCAGCGGCGAAGCGGGACTCCGGTCAGCTTTTCGAGCTCCTCGACGCGCTGCTCGGGGATCCAAAACAGAGCGCGACCGATGTAGCCGGCTCCGTCGTTCGCCGGGTCAGGAGCGATAATCACCGCGGCGGTGAAGTCCGTCGTTGCCGAGAGGTCGATCCCGGCGTAGGCGACCGCCTTCTTCCACTCGTCGGCCGTCGGTGTGACACCCATCGAGGTGTCCCACTGTGTCATCGTGAACCACGCGACCGACTGCTTGGTTCGCTTGCCGAGATGAAGCCGAAGGTACCGGTTGAGCTGCGCCGGCGAGCTCTTCGCCTCCCGGGCTTTCGAGCGGAGGTAGTCGAGCTCGACTGTGTACCCGACCCCAGGGTTCGCTGCGATGAGGGTCGACGTCTCGAACGGGCGGAGCTCGATTGCTTCTGCGGAGGCCGCGAACACGACCCCGTAGAACGTCTCGTCCTCGGTGTGGCCGTCGGCGAGGTTCTCGACGTAGCTCCTCTTCGTATCGTAGATGCTCCCCGTCACCCCTTCATCGGCCGTCGTGATGAACACGACGAGAGGCTGCGTCCTTGACCCGGTGCCGGTCTCGATTGCGTCGATCGTGTCGGGGGTCTTGTGGACGTGAACCTCGTCGATGATTCCTCCGTGGACATTGAGTCCGTGCAGCGAACCACCGAGGTCCGATGCGAGGGGCCGGAAGATAGCGGCCGTCGACGGGTTCTCGAGGAGGTTCCGCTGGATCCCACGCGGGCCCAGCTTGCGGCGGAGCGGGCCGCACCGCTCCGCCATCGTCTTAGCCGGGGTGAACACGATCCGGGCTTGGTCCTTGTTACGCGCAGCGGCGTAGACCTCGGCTCCCGGCTCGTCATCGGCGAACGCCAGGACGAGCCCGAGGCCGGAACACTCGGTGCTCTTCCCGTTCTTGCGAGGTTTCTCGAACCACGCTGTCCTGATGATCCGTCGCCACTCGCCGGCCGGCTCGGCGTCGTCCCGATGGTCGAGCTTGTGCCATCGCACGAGGCCAAACACTGGTGCGATCTCGTAGAAGAACTGCCAGTCGAGGAGCCGGAGCGGCCTGCCAGCCCACCGCCCCTTGATCTGCTCGAACTGAGCGAGGGTCCGGACCACCTTCTCGACTCTGGCGCGTGAGTAGTGAACGTCAGGACCGGCCGGAACCGGCGTCACGATCGCCGGTGCGTTCCCCTCGAGCCATCCCGTCGCGATCACCTCGCCGGCCTCGACAAGCTCGACGAGGTGAGCGCCGATCGCCTGCCAGACCTCGGCCTCAGTCGAACAGATCGTCGCCGGAACCGTCATCCGCCGCAGCTCCTCGAGGGACGGGGAACCGGAGCCGGCTCGTCGGCGTGAGGTAGAGCTCCCGAGCTGCGGCGATCATCGTCCGGTTCGCTTCCCGGTACACGATCCACGCCGGGTGACGAGCTGCGCCATCCTTCGTATCCCTGACCAAACCTTCGCGCTTGAGGATCTCCTCGGCCTCTTGCATGTGCGCCCACGCCGTGACGTACGCAGTCAGCACCCCCCGGTCGATCTCGGCGACCACCCCCGCCCGCTCAAGCTCGGGCACTACCCGCCGCCACTCCGCCGCCGCCTTCCTCGACAGTCCCTCCGGAGGCTTAGGCGCAACAGGCGGAAGCACTAGCCGCTTCACCTTCTCGCCGGTCTCAGCATCCCGGAGAGGTTTCATCCCTCGAATCCGCCGAACGTTGTCCGGCATCGGGACCGGGCCTCGTTGTCCCATCGCTCCTACTCCCTACGGCTCGAGCTAGTGAGGTGCCAGGCTCCGCACTTGGGGCAAGAGTAGACGCGCACCGGCCGAGTGCGTCGGTTCCCGCCGGCGTAGTTGGCGAGCCGGCGGCGGGCCTCCTCCTCGGAAAACCCGGACTTCCCCGACGAGCACCGGACGACGAAGCTCCCGGCCGGCGGCGGAGCCTCTCTCGCAGCCCGTCGAGCTCGCGAAGGAGAGGCCTTTCCCTTGAGCTCCCGGAGCGCTGCTTATTCGGCGACCGACCGCCTGCTCCGGTTCCTCCCCGGCGGGAGGTGGCGTGGCCGGTTCTTCCTACCCATCCCACGACCCCGACCGTCCGGGGAAGCGGCCTCGAAACCTGTCCTCGGGCGCGGACGCAGCCCCCTCCGACCCCCCGGCTCCGCCTGACCGCGGTGCCACCCCACCCCCTCCTCGAGCTCGTGCGCGTCCTCGTGCGCGCTCCTCCCCACCCCCTCCTCGAGCTCGTGCGCGTCCTCGTGCGCGCTCCTCTGCGGTCTTTCGCTGGTGACATGGCACGGCGTGGACCGGGGCGAGGTTGTCGTCCGTGTCGGGTCCTCCCTCGGCGAGAGGGATGACGTGGTCGACTTGGTCGGCTCCTGGCATCTGGCAGACGTGGCAGATCCCGCGATGGCGGCGGAGGATGCGCCGGTTGCGTTTCTGTTCGGCCGAGCCGCTGAGGCCTGTCCGTTGGCGGCGGCGATCTCGTGCGCCTGCCCACGCTGTGACTGTGTGTGTGGGGCAGGGGCGGAGGTTGGGGCAGCCGGGGGTGGCACAGGGGGATGCCGGGGTGGTTGGCATGTTGGGGGATGGTAGCCGAGGGGGTTGTCCACAGGGCGCGAGGGGACGAGGGGGTGTGCTTGCGGAGTCCTTGACGTCCTCGGTATGCTCCCCGTCCTGGGAGGGGAGCACCGGGGCCGGGAGCGCAGCCCACTCGGTCCCCTCGAGGTCGGGTAGTCCCTGGCCTTATCCACAGGATTTCGTTACGCTGTGGGTATGTTCGGTGTCGAGCTCCCGGTGGCTGTGGTCACGGTTGACGGTGGGGCCGTGGTGGTCCCCGTGGTCGAGCGCGCCGACGGTGTGCTGGTGGAGCGGGAGACGGGCCGGCCGGTGGAGCTCCTCGATCTCGTGGTGGTGCTGGGCCTGCCGGACCTCGAGCCGGCGGTGGCCTGAGCTCTTCCGGTTTCTCGCGTCGGGATGAGGGCCGGACGCGGCGAGATCCCGACGGTCCTCCCGGGCGGGGGGGAGGTGTCGGGATCTCGTGCGCCGGCCGCTCGGTCTGCAGCGCCTCCTGGTACCGGGAGGGCGGTCGGTCGTGGTCGACTGTAGCCGGCCGGGGTCTACGGTCGGAACCCTCCGGAGATCGGGCCCGGTGCGGGGTTCTCTGCTCGGAGGGCCTCGATCAGTCGGTCGGCCTCGGCGTCGGTGAGCTCGTGCGCGGGGTCGAGGACGGGGACTCCGGCCGGCGGGGTGATGCCGGTTTCGTCCCCTCGTGCGCGAGGTCGGGTCGGGTCGAGGAGCTTCCCGACGGCGGCGACGGCGTGCCAGGGGATGAGGACGGCGGCGAGCTCGGGGTCCTCGGTGGAGACGAGGTAGATCGAGGAGGGTCGTCCCTCGTCCCAGGTGGTCGTGTTGACGATCCCGGTCGTGTCCTGGCCGGAGGTGAGGAAGATCCGGGCGCGCTTCCCGTGGAACGATGCGAGGAACGCTCGGAGCTCGGGGTCGGGGTTGCTGCTCTTGGTCATGTCGTGGACCTCTCGGGGATGGGGTGGAGCTCGCCGGCGAGCCATGCTCGGCCGAGGAGGGTTGGGAGGAGTGCTCTCGTGTCGGGTCGGCCTCGTGCGCTGGGCTTGCCGACGCGGTGGAGTGCGCCGACGGCGACGAGCTCGTAGAGGACGTTCTCGACGGTGCGCCAGTGGTGGGCGGGTGAGGTGAACGCCTCGACGAGCTCGTTCCACGGGGTGGGTTCGGGGTCGCTGTCGGTGTTGTCGACGTAGACCGCGTCGAGGATGGCGCGCACCAGCTCGGGGTCTCGGCGGCGGAGCGGGTCACGCATGCGGGTCTCCGTCGGTTGTGTCGCGGCGGAACCGGCGGGGTTTTCCTCGGCCGGTGGACCGGAAGAGCCGACGCTGGTCGTCTCCGTCGATGAGGCCTTCTACGAGGCTCTCGTGTACCTGTCTGCGCCACGGGTCGAGCTCGGGGAGGTCGGCGGGAGTGTCGGGGAGGACGTGCCAGGGGATCTTGCGGAGGTCTACGGGTCGGCCGTCGACGATCACGGCGGCGGCGGGGGTGAGCTCTTCGAGGAGGGTGATCGCCTCTGTCCTGGTGAGGGTGAGTGAACCGGCTCGAGCGCCGGCGATGAGTCGGGCGAGGAGCTGGGGGGTCACGACGTCCTCCGCTTCCGGGCCTGCTCGCGCTGGTAGGCGCGGAGGGCCTCGGCCTCGGCGGGGTCGAGGTCGGCGACCTTCGCTCCCTTCCGCATGCGCCTCTTCGCTCGGGCGAGCGGGTCGTCGGAGAGGGTCCGGGGTGGTCCTCCTCGCTGACGTTCACGGTAGAGCCGGGCGCGTTCGGCCGGGGTGAGCGCGCTCATCGGATCATGTTCCGGGCGATCTTGGCGCGGACGCGGGCCGCGGCCTCGCCGGCGGGCTGGGCGGGGTACTTCGCCTCGCGGTCCTCGAGGGCGAGGGAGATCACTCGGAGGTCGGCCGGGGTGATCGGCTCGAGGCCTCCGGCCTGGGCGTCGGCGACGGCCTCCTCGACGGCCTTCGCTCGGGCTCGGCGGGCGCGGCGTTCGGCCCAACTCATGACGAGCTCCCGGAGGAGACGGAGGCTCGGCCGGCGGTGTATGCGGCGTCGAGGGCTGCTCGGACGTCCCACACGGCGACCTCGTGGAAGTCGAGGGAGTCGGATCGCTGCTCCTCGAGCTCCTCGATTCCGAGGTGCCGGGCGGCGATCTCGGCGATCTCCTGGTGGGCGGTTCGCGGGTAGTTCGTTTGCATGGTCTGGCCTTTCCTGGGTTGGGGTCGGGTCGAGGTCGAGCGTCATCTGCTCCGGGCCGACCTCGAAGAGCCGGAGCGTCGAGGTCACGGGACGAGGATCCAGCCGGACGTCGTCGCGAGGTAGCACGCGGGGCCGTGGTGCCGGTAGGTGAGGGAGGCCTCGTCCCACTCGACGGGGGCCGCGCAGTCCTGGCAGAGCTCGAAGTCGGGGTCGAGCTCGGCGACGGTCGAGGCCGGCCGGTCGGTGCCGTCGGAGAGGCCGACGGAGTCGGAGTAGGCGAGGGCCCGGGCGAGGAGCTCGGGGTCGAGGTGGTCGGTCATGTCGTGGTCCTTTCAGAGTGCCAGGGCAAGCTGGCCGTAGGTGGTCGGGATCTCGTCGGCCGGCTCGGCGAGGAGGCCGGCGTAGTGCTGCTTCTGCTGGCCGATCATCAGACCGGCGACGGGGTGGAGGACGGTCACTCCGGAGCGGTAGTCGCCGGCGACGTCTCGGAGGGCCCGGACGTAGTCGATCCCGGCGTGGACCTCGACGACGAGGTGCTCGGGGAAGTAGGCGAACCCTCGGGCGTCCCGGGCGGTCGCGGTCATCCCGGCGAGCTCGAACGAGCGCCGGAGGACGGAGCGGGCCCAATGGCGGGTGCCGCCATGCTCGGCGGTGGCGCGCTGGGCGATCGTCATCTCGTAGGGCTTGACGACCTGCGTCGGCTCGACGAGGCCGTAGAGGGCGGAGACGATCCCCCACGGGAGGCCGGTCGACTCGGCGTACGCGCGCCGGCGACGGAAGAGGTCGGACGGGTCGTAGAGGTCCCGGCCGGCCGCGGGCTCGGTCCTCTTGCTCTTCGTGCATCCGACGAGGACGACGTGGGGGCCGTTCACGGGAGGAGCTCCGCGGCCGTCGTGAACATGCGGAGGCCGTGCCGGTCGGTCGAGAACGAGGCCTCGGTCTGGATCACTCCGGAGAGGGTCGTCGTCATCAGACGAGCTCCCTCGTCGGAGAACCGGGCGAACGAGAGGCTGTCCCCGTTGTGCCGGACGGCGTCCCATCCGCGGCGGGCGAAGTAGGCGACGGTCGAGGAGAGCTCCTCGAAGGTGTCGGCGGGGCTGTAGCCGGCCGCGGCGAGCTCGTCGATCAGTCGGCCGTAGTCGGGGCTGGTTGGTGATGGTGTCGTGGTCACGGGATCGAGCGTATACCCATCCCGTAACGGCGTCAACCTAAAGCGTCACGAGCACGCGGGGCACGGGTCGTAGGCGATGCCGAGCTCGTACCCCTCGTCGACCTCGTCGGGCGTCGCGAGCCGCTCGACGACCTGCTCCCCGTTGCATCGCGGGCAGACATCGGGCTCGAGCTCGAAGAGGGCCGCGGGCCGCTCGGCCTCGGTGATCGAGGGGAGCTCGAAGAGGGTCGGCGAGCTCGCCGCGGCCTCGATCCGGGCCCGGGAGATCTCGGCGTACTCGGCGGTTTTCTCGACTCCGAGGAACCTCCTCCCCTGCTCGACTGCGGCGACCCCGGTCGTCCCGGAGCCGGCGAACGGGTCGACGATGAGACCTCCTCGAGGTGCGATCCTCACGAGCTCGCGCATGAGGTCGGTCGGCTTGCCGGTGATGTGGTGCTTGTCGGCCTGCCGGATCGGGACGACGAGGGAGCCGGTCGCGTACTCGTCGCCGGCGACGTGGAGGAACCCGGGGAGGTACTCCTCGTGGTCCTCTCGGAGGTGGCCGGCGGTCCCCCACACGACGTACTCGGCCTGAGCTCGGAACCCTCCTCGCCTCGGGCGCGTCCCCTCTCCCTTGTCCCACGGGACGATGCCGCGCCAGACCCAGCCGCCACTCTGGACGGCGTCGGTCGTGACCGGTAGCTGTCGCCAGTCGGTGAACGTGAGGATCGAGCCGCCGGGCTTCACGACTCGGAGCGCCTCCTCCATCCACACGGAGCACCACACGAGGTAGCCGCGCTGGTCGCGGTTGTCGCCGGCGAAGTCGGGCCGCTCGATCTGCGTCGCGGTCTGGACGTACTTGTTCGTGGTCGACCCCATGCGGTCGCCGCGGGTGAATCCGCCGGAGGAGTACGGCGGGTCGGTGACCACCGCGTCCGCGCATCCGGTCGGGAGGTCCATCAGGACTCGGAGCGCGTCGCCGGTGACGAGGTTCCACGGGGCGTCGAGGTCGAGGGTCATCGGTCGAGCTCGCGGAAGAGGTCGTAGGCGGCGGTGAGAGCTCCGAGGCCGGCGACGACGAGGGCGACGGGCTTCGGCTCTCCGTACCACGCGACGACGGCGGCGAGAGCGAGGAGGAAGAGGGGCCAGAGCGGGATCTTCTTCACGACGGGGAGTCCTTTCGGGTTGTGGCCTTGTGGAGGAGCTCGGGCCGGTCGGCGTAGAGCTCGATCCCGACCAGGTTCCGGACGTAGTCGGCGACGGTCTCCTCGAGGCCGAGCTCGTGCGCGGTGTCCTGTCCGTAGGCGCGCTGCTTCAAGTAGGGCGGCGAGGTGACGACGGCGTCGACGGAGGCCGTCGGGAGCGTCGGGAGGACGTCGCGGCAGTCGCCGGCGAGGACGAGCGGGCTCGAGCTCGTGAGGTCGACGGGGTTCCGGCGTCGAGCTCGTTCGGCGGCGTGGTGGTCCCGGTCGTATGCGAGGTGGCATCGCTGGCAGAGGGCGAGGAGGTTCGCCTCGTCGACGTTCTCCGGAGTGTGGTCGAGGTGGGCGACGGTGAGGACGACGGTCGAGGTCGTGACGGGGTGAGGTTCCCGGTTCCGGGCCGTGCATCGCTCGCCGGAGGTCGGGCCGGCCTCGAGCCGGTGGTCGTGTCCACACTGGCCGCGACACTCGCACCGGTCGCCGGCGCGCTCGGTTCGGATCCTCTTCGAGATCTCGGGCCACTCGGCGGGGTACCGGTCGCGGTTGTCGGGGTGGATCGGCATCGGGGTCTCCTAGAACTCGGGGTCGTGGATGATGGAGTCGAGGTAGGCGCGGCGAGCTTCGAGGTTCTCCTCGGGCTCGGCCTCGTCGGGGAAGAGGGTCGGCGGAGGCTCCTCCTCGACGAGGCCGGGCGGTTCCTCGCGGGCCGACGGTCCGTAGTACGTGCGGACGTTCCGGAGGCTCTTCACGCGGCCGGAGGACTGCGTGACGTACCCTTCGGCGATCAGTCGGGCGAGCGCCTCGTGGATCGTCCTCGGCTTCGCGTGAACGATCGCCTCGAGCGCCTTCGCGGTGAGCGGGACCTTCGCGCCGGCGATCTCGGCGGAGATCATCGCCATGACCTGAGTCGGCTTGTGTGTGTCGGTGATCGCGAGGTCTGCTCCGTCGGGCTCGACGGTGAGCACCACGCGTTCGCCGGCGGCGTGCGGTTCGATCTTGACGATCGCGGCGGTCTCGCCGATCGAGAACTGGCCGGGCCGGTCCTTCGCCACGACGAGCTTCACCGCGCCGGAGCGGTGCCGGGAGAACGGGGTGAGGACCTTCACCTGATAGGACGCGCCGTCGACCGCGCCGAGCTTCGCTCCGGAGCCTCGGGCCCATCGGCCGCGCTGCTCGGGGTCCTTCGCGACGTGGTCGATCATCAGGACGGCCGCGCCGGTCTCGGCGATCGGGCGGGGGAAGAGGTCGAACCATCGGAGGACGTCGTCGGCCTTGTCCTCCGAGAGGCCGTTCCGGGAGAGGGACTCTCCGACTCCGTCGATCACCACGAGGTCGGGGTTCAGTCGGTCGAGGAGCCGGTCGACCTGTAGCCGCTCGGCCGTTCCGTACCGGCCGACGGGTCGGGCGTAGACGAGCCGGTCTCGCATCGCGTCGACACTGCAGCCGAGGTTGCGGAGCCGGCGGAGGATCCCGGCGGGGGTGTCCTCGAAGTCGAGGTAGATCGCTGCTCCGCCGATGTCGAGGACCTCGCGGACGGCGTGGAGGGAGATCCACGACTTCCCGGAGCTCGGCTCGGCTTGGAAGACGTGCATCTTGCCGGCGTAGAGGAGGGAGGTCCCGTCGGTGCGGGTGAGGAAGGTCCCGGACTCCGGCTCGAGGTCGGTCTCGAGGAGCGCGGCGAGGTCGGCGACGTCGAGGGTCGAGCCGGCCGACGGGTCCCCGACCTGCGCGAGGGAGACGAGGGCGTCCTGAGCTCGGGCGACGGCCTCGGCGGGGTCGGCGTGGGAGTACGCGGCCTCGGCGATGTCCGCGGCGGCGTAGAGCATCCGGCGGAGCACCGCGCAGTCGCGGACGATCTTCGCGTACCGGTGGGCGTTCGAGATCGAGGGCGTCGCGTTCTGTAGCTCGGCGAGGTACTCACTCCCTCCGATCTCTTCGAGGAGGCCGGCGCGGCGGAGCTCGTCTCCTACGGTGACGATGTCGACGTGGGAGCCGGCGGCGACGATCGAGCGGACGGCGTGGAAGATGTGCTGGTGGGCGGGCTTGTAGTAGTCGCCGGCCTCGAGCGCCTCGACGATGTCGGTCGCGGCCTTCATCGAGAGGAGGGCCGCTCCGATGGAGCTCTCCTCGGCGTCGAGGTTGTGCGGGGGGACTCGGTGATCTCCGGCTCGGTTGCTACGATTCGCGCTCGGTCGGTTCCTGTCGTGGTCCGTCATGTCCGACCGTCCTGTGACGGCCGACCCCGGGGATCCTCGGGGTCGGCCTCCGGGAGGTCGGAGATCTCCTCCGCTGTCCTCTCCCACCACGGCGGCGCGGCGGCGCGGCAGAGCGCCACGACGAACACGAGCGCCACGGCGTACACCGCGGCGACCGCGCCGATCACGAGGGGCAGAGAGACGGAGATCATCGGACGAGGGTCACACGTTCGCGGCGTCGCGTGCGAGCTTCTCGGCGTCCTGGATCCGCTGGACGGCGATCCGGGCGTACCGGTCGTCGAGCTCGACGAGGATCGTCCTCCGGCCGGCGAGGATCGCGGCGACCCCGGTCGAGCCGACTCCGGCGAACGGGTCGAGGACGAGCTCGCCGGCGCGGGTGCTCGACTCGACGAGCTCCCGGAGGAGCGCCACGGGCTTCTCGGAGGGGTGTCGGACGTTCCGGCCGGTCGGCGGCGTGAATCGGAGGACCGATCCCTTCCGCATCCGAACGGGGAGGGCTGGGGCGTCGCGCTTGCCGGCGTGCCGGTGCTTCGAGACGGCGAACGAGAGGAGCTCGTGCGCGGGTCCCCACGGGGCCGAGAGGTCCCCCATCCCGGGCCGGGCCTTGTCCCACACGAGCTCGGCTCGTTCGCTCACGAGGAGGCCGGCGAGGACGTCGTCGGGGCCGAACACGTAGAGGTGCCGGTGCTGGCCGACGAGCCGGACGGCCTCGGCGAGGACCTTCCGGATCCCCTCCCGGTCGGCCGGCGCGTCGTTGAGGAGCTCCTCGAAGGTCTCGGCGCGACGGTTCGAGCGCCACTCGACCCCGTAGGGCGGGTCGGCGATCACGAGGTCGACGGACTCGGTCGCGAGCTCGGGGAGGACGTCGAGGGCGTCGCCGGCGTAGACCTCGGCGAGCTCCGAGCGGTAGATCGGGATCACCACGAGAGGTTCGCGATCGCGTCGCGCTCGTGATCGAGCTCGGCGGTCTCGAGGCCGTGGGCCTGCCGCGCCATCCGGCGGAGGAGGAACGCGTCGGCCTCGTCGTCGTTCACGGATCCACGGGCTCCGAGCTCGATCGCTCGGGCCGTCATCCGGTACTTGTCGGCGTTCCCTGCTCCGGTCGCGTGTCGCTTGACGGAGCTCGGGGGGATCTCGACGTAGGGGACGTCGAGCTCGAAGAGCCGGAGCCGGACCGCGCCTCCGAGCTCGCCGAGCCGGACGAGGGAGATCCTCCCGGGCGACGCGAGGGAGTACCCCTCGACGGCGACGAGGTCGGGGAGCGGTGGGTAGAGCCGGAGGAGCCGCTCGAGGCCGGTCAGGAGCTCGTAGAGCCGGCGAGGCACGTCGTCGGCCTTCGCTCTCGCCGAGAGGCTGTGGAGGCCTCCCTCGGGGGCTGCGTAGCCGATACGGGACGTCGAGAGGTCGAGGCCGGCGATCCTCACGAGTACCGCTCCGCGGCGTCGGCCTGGTGCCAGAGCATCGCGGCGAGCTCCCGGGCCTCGGTCGGCGTGAGGGAGCGCCAGAGATCCCGGTCGTCGAACGTCTCGCCGGGGCCGGCTTCGATCGTGAGGACGACGGTCGTCCCGTGGTCGTCGTCGAGGTCGACGGAGATCTCCGGCCGGCCTCCGCTGTAGCGGTGGGCCTCGGGTCGGAGGAACATCACGACGAGCTCTCCTCGATCCATCCGACGAGGTCCGAACAGATACCGGAGCCGGCGAGGTCGTCGAGCGTCGCGACGGTGACGGGCGGGGACTGCTCCGCTCCGATCCGCTGCGCCTCTTTGAGGACCTGCGCCACCTTCGCCTTCCGCTGACGGAGGAACTCGCGCCAACGGTCGCCGGTCCACTCCTCCGGCGGCGTGACCGCGGTCGTTCGTCTCGGCGGAGCGGGCTCGGGGGCCGGCTCGGGCTCGGCCTGGCCGGCGAGGAGCATCATCCCCTCCGGGAGCTCGTCGAGGGCTCGGATCACGGCGGAGACCTCGTCGGCGGTGAGGTCCTTCGAGGACGTCACCTCCCGCTCGAGGAGCGCCGAGATCGCTCGGAGCCGGTCGGGCCGCTCGTGGACTCCGTGCGCGGCGAGTTTGATCGCGATGATCTGCGGGCCGGAGTACCGGGGGCCGGGGTCGACCTCGTTCGGCGGGTCCGGATCTCCGTCCCACTCCTCGGTGTCCCACTCCTGCTCGATCTCCTCAACGGGCTCGGCCTCCGGCTCGTCGAGCTCGTGCGCGGGTTCGACCTCCTCGGGGTCGACGACCTCGGCCTCGATGATGTCGTCCTCGCCGGGGAGACCGGGGACGTCACCTCGTGGCCGGTCGACGACCTCGGGCTCCATCGCCGGGGCTGCGCCGGGAGCCGTCGCCGCGCGCCGGGCCCGGGCCTTCGTGGTCGGCGGAGCGATCGTCGCCTCGCCGGCGTCCTCGGGTTCGAGCGGGCGGTCGACGTCGTCTCCGTCGGCGAGCTCCTCAATGGTGTGTGAGATCCCGGCGAGGACGTCGGGGAAGAGCGCGCGGCAGAGCTCGGCCGTCGCTCGGGCGAGGAGCATCGCGCGGGGGTAGCTGCGCCAGTTGTTCTTGCCGGCGAGGCCGGCGCGCTTCGCGTCGTCCATCGTCCACGCGACACGCGACACGCGCTCGGACCCGGCGCGCTGTCCGGCGACGATGACACGGGTCGACGTGCTCTCCTCGATCCAGATCTCGTGACCAGCTCGGAGGACGAGCCCGCGCATGAGCTCCGCTGCCATCGCTGGGCGTCCGTCGACGACGTGAATCTTCGCGAGGGACTGCATCGGGGAGATTCCGGCCTCGTGGCCGGCGAGGATGCACGCGAGGACGGCCTCGGGCTTCCCTCGGAGCGCCTTCGGGACGAAGTCGGTATCGGCTACCCGGCTCGCGAGCTTCCACGCCTCGGGCGCTAGTTCGAGGGAGCTCGACGAGCTCCGGGGAGGTTGGAACGGGACGATGTTGGTACTCATGGTCGGGGCCTTTCGGGGTGCTGGTGGAGGTGGAATGTTGAGTCGTGAACGGCGACGTACTCGTGGTCGGTTGGGAGGTGCATCACGAACGCGAGGTCGGCCGGGAGGAGGTGCCGGCGGGCGTGGAAGATCTCGTCCCATTGCGGGTACTGGGAGGCTCTGCCGCGGTGGTCGACGAACGAGATCGAGAGGTGCCATCCGGCCGGCTCGTTCGCGACGAGGGCCCGGAGCGTCCCGTCGCTGACGCGCCGGTAGTAGGCGATGACTCCGGGAATCGGCGAGCTGGCCTGGGTCCACGGGGACCGCTGGCGCGTGATCGGCTTGTGTTCCATCATCCCTCCGTCGGCGGTTCCGCGGCGTCGAGCTTCACAGTCGCCGCGCCTCCGCTCTTCCAGTCGAGCCACTCCCCGACCTGCTTCGCGTAGAGGAACGTCCGGTAGGCGGCGTCGGTCCGTGGGTCTCCGGTGACGTCGAACGGGATGACGTCGTAGCCGTCGGCGCGAACGTGGACCGCTGCAACGAAGTCCACGGCGGGCATGGGCTCCTCTCCGTCGGGACCGAGGATCGTCTCGAAGAACCGGTACGCCTGTAGCTGCAGGGCGACCTCGGCGAAGATTCCGGAGCGGGAGGTCTTGATATCGAGGAGGCCTCGGCCGACGGGCCGGCCTGCCCACGGGCCGGAGCTCCACACCTTCCCGGGGAACTCGGCGAGGAGGTCCATCTTCCCCATGTAGCGCCATCGGCGGTTGATCCCCACCAGCTCGAGCCGGGCGTTCGCCGGTTCCCACTCGTCGAGGAACCGGACGTAGGCGTCGACGTGGCCTCGGAGCGCCTCGGAGACCTCGACCTCTTCGCCGCGGGCGAGAGCCTCGGCGATGTTGTGGACGTCGGTCCCCTTCGCCGCAGCCTCGCCGAGGTCGAGGAACCGGACGTTCGCCAGTGCGTCGGCAAGAGCCGCTCGCGGAAGCGGTGTCGAGTCGGACCACTTGACGACCTTCCCTCCGGTGCGCGACTCCTGCCACCTCCGAAGGTCCTCGACGAGGTCGTCGGCGACGATCCTCGTCCGGCCGTCGGCGGTCTTGGCGACGGTGAGCCGGTCGGCGACGAACTCGGCCGGAACCTTCGAGGCCCATCCGACGAGGCCGGGCTTGGGTATCCCGTTCGAGAGGATCGTGGTCACTCCCGGGCACCACTCCCCGTCGAGGTAGTACGTGTGGCCGTTCCCGCTCTTCTGGATCCGGGTCGGCGGCGCAGCCTTGCGGGCCATCAGGACCTCACCTCTCCCAGCTCGGCCAGCCGGTTGTAGAGGGCGTCCAGGGCTCCCTTTCGGGCCGCGAGGCCTCGACCCCGTCCCTGCTTCTCCGCCTCGACGAGCCGGCGGAGGTGGCCGACGTCGACGATCTCGGAGATCCTCGCGACGAGGAGCGGAACCGTCGTGTCGACGAACGCGAAGTCGGCGGAGGTCGGGAGTCGCCTCAAGAGCTTTTCCTCGCCGGGAAGCGCCGGCGGTTGCGGAGCTTGGTCGGGCATGTCGAACGGGTCGACGTCGTCGTAGTCGGTGGGCGCGTCGTCCGGTTGAGCGTAGGACTCCACCTCGTCGTCGAACGGGTCGACGTCGTCGGGCTCGGCGTCGGAGGTGAGGTTGGCGATCTCCTCTTCGAGCTTGCGGACCTCGGCGGCGGCGCGACGGAGGTCCTCAAGGGTCTCGCCGGTCTCGTGGTGGAGGAGCTCGACGACGGTGCCGGCGTCGTGCTGGTCGCCGGCGTGTGGGCGGGGGAAGCCGCGAGCGTACTCGTCGGGCCAGAGGGCTCGTTCTCCGTTGTCGTAGACCACGACGGCCGGCGTCTGGTCGTCGGCTCCGAGGAGAGCCACCGGATCCCCTCGACGCTCGGCGAGCTCCTGAGCGGTCAGGACGACCCCGTTCGCGTCGGTCCATCCCTCGTCGCCGAGCTCGGGGATCGGCACGCGGCCGGCGGCGGCGTCTTTCGCTTGCCGGTACTGCGAGCGGAGGTGAGAGAGGAGACGGGCTCCGGGGTCTCGGTCGAGCTCGAAGAGGTCGACAACCTTGTGGGACTCGACGTAGACCAGACCGTCGTCGGTGTCCTCGTGGCCGGCTTTCTTCACTCGGGTCTCGATCACGAGCACGACGCGGTCCCCGATCCCATGAGGTCGGGTGACACGGTTTCCAGCACCGGAGAGAGCGGTTCGCATGGCGACGGGGTTCCGTCCGTGGTAGTCGGGAAGCTCGAGCGTCGGGAGTGCCGGCTGGTCCTCGACCTCCGTAGTCGGTTCGGTGTGCTCGGTCACTGGTCTGTCCTTTCGGGTTGTGTTCGGATCTCGTGTCGCGACATGGCCTCGGCGCGCTGCGGGGAGACTCCGAAGATCTCTCCGATCTCGCGCCACTTGAGCCGGGGTTGGCCGCTCCTGGCCTCGACGATCGCCGAGCGGCGCAGCATCACGTACCGGTGCTCGATCTCGGTGACGTCGACGCGGGCCTCTGCGATACGGCGGAGCCGCTCGCGCGGGTCGGAGGTGCGCGCGAGGTCGGCGAGGAGCTGTTCGAGCGGGTCCGTCATGTTGGTGCGCCTTCCTGCTGGGCGTCGTGGTCAGGGCACGGACCGTACACCGCGCCCGCTGGGTTCCTCAAGGGTTCTACTAAAGAACCTGCGAGACTGCGCCGATGAGGTGGGCATGCTCAACACACAGACCACCACCACTACCACGACACGGGCCGAGCGCGGCGAGGTGTCGGCGATGCTGTTCGGCGAGGTGATGCACGCAGCCAGGGTTGCGTTGCGGGTCGGCGAACTCGACCGAGCTCGCGGCCTCGCCGAGGCCGGCGAGATTCTCTCGGGGATCCCGGCCGACGTGCTGCTGTCGCGTCTGCGCTAGTCGAGCGGAGCCGGCGGAGGGGGCAGCGGCAGACCGGGAGGTCCGTCGCCGGGGTTTGGCAGGACGGAGAGCCGCCACCGGGCGATGATGAGGACGGCGTTCGCGACGGCGATTAGTCCGGCCAGGACCGCCGAGACGAGCGCGGTTCCGAGGAGGGACAGGTCGACGGAGACGTCGGCCGTCTCCTCGATCACCGCGTGGAGGAGCGGGGAGCCGAGGAGAGCGCCGACGAACGCGGCGACGAAGGTCCACAGGAGTCGTTCGAGGGCGTCGCGTAGCTTCATGGCCGAGAGTCTCGCGCGCCTACGTCACCTCTGCGGGTGATGTTGCCGGCGTCGTCAGTCGACCTCGTCCGAGATTCTGGCGGGCGGTGCTGCTGTATGCGCTCGACGATGTTCCACGAGAGCTCGGACAGGATCGACTCGAGCCGTCCGGCGATCGCGTGGGCGAGCTTGTCGCCGAGGCCGTCGAGGAGCGCAGCGTTCTGACCTTCGAGCCGGGCGATCCGTTCCCCACAATCCCGTTCCGATAGCGACAGCTCGACGCGTAGGTCCTCGTTCGCTGACCGGAGCGCCTCGTTCGCGGACGAGAGTAGGTCGATCGAGGTCTCGACGCCTCGCACCTTGCCGACTGCCCACAGAGTCGCCAGGATGCCGCCGGACCCGACGGTGATGCCAAGCACGACCGCCGCTATCTCTAGCAAGGTGATGAGCTCCACAGCGTGCCGTTCCTACCGGTGCAACGCCACGACGTCGACGACGAGGTGCGCCGGCGCAGCGACGAACACGCGGAACCGGCCGGCTCCGTCGAGCTGTACCGGCAGAGTGTTCGCTGCGGCCTGGCCGGCGGCGTAGTTGAGACAGGACACGTTCGGTCGGGGACCGCCTGCCCACGCGGTGACGTAGCCGGCTGCTTCCGCTCCGGTGACGGTCACTGTCACGGTTGCGGCGACTGCGCCGGCGGCGTCGGGGACGGTGACAGTCAGGGGAGCGGCCGGCGTGACCTTGCCGTAGCGGTCCGCTCTCGTGTCCACAATCCGGGACTGAGAGACGAGCTCGAACCGGTCGGAGACCGGGGAGGCCGTCGGCGGGACGTACGGCGGTGCTGGCCGCGTCGGCAGCTCGGGGACCGGCGGGGGGGGTGGCGGTGTAGGGGGTGGCGGCGTCGGCGGGGCTGGCGCGAGCCGAGCGGCGACTACTGGCAGGATCGACGCGAAGAACACGGCGCGCAGACCGGGACCGATATCGGTGTGTGAGAGGCCGGACGTGCCGCCGAGCCGCCGAGCGGCCAGGTTCGCTTCGAGGTGGTCGACGATCCCTCGACGCGTCCCCTGCCGAGGGGGTTGGCCGTGTCGGCTTGCGCCTTCGGCGAACTCTTCCTCACTGAGCCACACCGGAGGGATTGAGTGCCGTCGGCACCAGTCGACAAGCAGATCGACGACGGCGGCGAGCTGCGCCGGCCGGGCGTTCCACTGTGCCGGGGTCCATCCGGCGCGTCCGACGATCTCGACGGAGAGCGTCTCGTCGTTCCAGCGGCCGGTGGTGTAGGGCCGGTCAGTCTCGGGGACGGTGTAGCCGATCTCGCCGAGAGCTCCGACGTATGCCGTTGCGCTCACTTGGTCCGGTCTCCACGCGTCGTAGGTCATGGAGCTCGCGAACTGGCCGGCGGTCGGCTCCGGTGTGCCACTCTCGGTTGTGTGCAGCACGATCGCTCGGATGGTGCGGCCGTTCCGTCGGCCTCGGCCGTACTGGGCGGCGTGTCCCCGGTGTGTGTAGACGGACCCGGCTGGGATCGTGGGGATCGGCGCGTACTGTTCGGGGGCGGCGGAGCCGGTCGCTCGGACGTTCGCCGGGCGAGCTCGACGGGCCCACTCCGGAGGGTCGAAGGGTGTCGCCATGAGGGCCAGGGTACCCGGAGCTCGGCGGAGGGCCCGGGACCTACTCGGGGGTGTCCCACGAGATCACGACCTGGCCGTTCCCGGAACGAGCTCCGTCGGTCACGTTGAGGTCGTAGCCGGCGGGGTCGACCCATCCGGAACCGCCGCCTCCGTCGCCGGCGTAGGAACCTCCGCCGAAGAGGACCGGGGTCCCGGCTCCGCCGCCGCCGTAGTAGCCGCCGCCGCCGCCGCCGCCGGCGAAGTGGAACGAGTTAGAGGTCGTGCCGGCGTCGCCTCCCTGATTGAACGCGCCGGCCGTCCCGCCGGCTCCGGCCGCTCCTCCGGCGAACTGCGTCGCTCCGAGACCCGCTCGGGCGACCCCTTCGGTCTGCGCCGGCGAGAGACCCCAGCCGTCCGTGCCGGCGAAGAACCCGCCGGCTCCGCCTTGCGCGTCGGTCGCGTTCCTCGACGACCCGGTCCGGTTCGAGCCTCCGCCTCCTCCCGCGCAGAGGAGGGTAGACGCCATCCCGGACCCCTGCGGACGGACGTCAGACGAGCCTCCTCCCTGGCCTCCGGCGACGTTCCCGGGCGCGGTCGCCGGGGTGAGGCCTCCGTTCGGCCATCCCCCGACCCCGGTCGAGGAGGAGTTTCCGTAGTCTCCCTGGCCTCCGACGTACACGTCGAGGACGGTCCCGGGGACGACCTGGAACGTCGCGGTGGCCTCGGCTCCGTTCCCTCCCTTCGTTCCGCCTCCCTGAGCTCCTCGGGCGGTGATCGTGATCTCGGAGACGTTGTCGGGGACGGTGAAGGTCTGAACCGCGCCGGTGAACTCGAAGGTCTGGCTGTTGGGAGCCGTCGGGCTCTGCCGAACCGCTCCCTGGGCGAGGATCCACCACGAGGCCTCACCGGCGTTGTCCTCGAGAATGTCGACCCCGGCCGTCGGCGACGGGCCTCCGTCGGCGATCGTGGTAACCCGGATCCGGTAGTCGGTCTGGCCGGAGAGCCCCTCCGCGGCCCACGAGAGCGTCGCTCGGATCTGCTGGCCGTCGGTGTAGGGGATCGAGAGATCTCGGAACACGACGAGCTCGGAGACGGCCTCGTAGACCTCGACGAGCAACGATCCCGCGCCGACCCCGGTCGCGAAGAGGTCGAGGTGGTAGTTCGCTCGGCCTCCCTCGCGGAACTGTAGAGGGATCCGGGCGACGGTGTAGGTCCCGTCGTTGCGGACGGGGTAGGTCGTGCCGACGGGGCCGACGAACTGGAGCCACTCTTGCGAGCTCGAAGCTCGAGCGTTCCCGTCGCCGGAGAACATCGGGTCGGGGATGCCGGCTAGCTCGACCTCGTTTCGCCACGGTTGCAGCGGGTATCGCTTGAGCCGAACGACGGAGACGCGCAAGTCGGCGGCGAAGTCGGGGTCCGACACGCGCACCGTGTCTCCCACCTGCACGCGTCCCGACATGAACGACAGCTCGGAGAGGTCCACTACCTGTAGCTCGTAGGTGGCCGACCCACCCGACAGCCTGGCTAGCTGCTCCTGGGCGGCGGCGAGGAGCTGCGAGTCGACGAGGAACCGGCTATCGCTCCACACTGCGGACCTGGAGTAGCGGGCACGGGCCTGGGCCAGCGACAGACCTTGCGAGGTGTAGTAGGTGAAGTCCTCGATGTATTCGAGGCCTCCGTTCACACCGGCGATGCTGAGACCGTCGGCACCGTAGGGATACAGGATTGTGAGCGCCGGCGGCGTGCGCCGGCGGCGAACCCCGGTCAGGTTCCGCCCATAGCGGAACGCCAGGGCGAGGTCTCGGCCGCGCCGGTCGGCGAGCGTCACTTCCTTCGTGGAGGTGTCCCAGCTCAAGGTCCGACCGGTCACACGCGCCCACGACCGGAGGAGACCGAGAACCGTTGCGTCCTGCTGCTCGAGCGAGAACCTGTCGGAGCTGTCCGTGGTGCCGGGCCCGGTTGTCCATCCGGTGCCGGCAAGGATCTCGGCTAGGCCTTGTCGCGGGGTGAGGTCGTCGAGGACGGTGGAACCCACGCGGGTTACTTCGGCAAGCCGATACCACAGCGCGTTCGCTCGGACGGTGATTGTCGCTGTCGACCCGCGTCGGCCGGCTTCGAGCTCGACGACGTAGAACCGTCGGCCGTCCCAGCGGAGCTCACAATCCGGGTCGAGCAGGTAGCTCTTCGGGTGTCCTGCTGCGATCTCGAAGTAGAGCTCTTCGGACTGGTCGAGCCGCTCGTCGTGGTAGAGGTCGAGGAATCCGCCGGCGATGCTCACGAGATCACCCCGCGTTGGGTGCCGTCGAGGCCGTAGACCCACACGTACTCGCGTCGTGGCGGGTACCGGCGGGACACACGCGAGAGGCCGTGCGCGGTGATGGTGCCGGCCGAGGACAAGTTGGCGGAGAGTTGCGTTTTGGGGTTGCTGATTGTGACGTCGACGGAGAGGGTGCCGGCCGAGGACAAGTCGGCGGCAACTGAGGTGACCGGGACCGCGTAGCGGATGATGACGATGCCGGAACCGCCAGCCGCGGGACCGGGACGAGCCTCCCCACCTTTCCCGCTGTTTGCAGGACTAGCCGTTGGACTCCCTGTGTTGTCCGACCCTAGGCCACCTTGACAGCGTTCGACGCCATCCATGCAGATGACGCCTGCGCCACCAGCACCACGCACCCCAGGCGCACCGTTGCCGCCAGCCCCGCCAGCGCCACCGCCACCGCCACCGCGCCGGTTAGCGACGATCGCGCTGTCGTAAGCAGCTCCACCGGCATGTCCCTGCCCGGAGGTTCCCGCACCGCCCGCGCCGCCACCGGAGACTGCGCCGCTTCCACCGCCACCACCTGAGCCGCCGCTTCTGCCGTTTCGCTGTCCGCTGTTAGCGGAGCCGCCACCGCCACCACCAGTCGCGACAAGCAGCGACCCGATACTGGACGCGCCTCCGTCCGAACCCCGAGCGTGACTGCCCGGAGCGCCTGCGCCGCCAGCGCCGACGGTGATGGTCTGGTCGCTTGTGATCGTCAGGGCTGCCGAGTACCGGTATCCGCCCGCACCACCCCCGCCGCCGACCGAGCCACCACCAGCTCCACCACCACCGGCGATGACCTCCGCCTCGACGTCTCCACCATCGACCACAATCAGGGTGCCGTTACTGGTGAAAATGTGCGTGCGGAAACCGCCCGATTCCGTGACGGATCCGCCGGTGAAGTAGGGCACGCGACTAGCTCCACACCGCCAGCGTCAGCGTGAGGTCGCCGAGCGCGATCTCGGTTGCCTGCCCAGCGACCGCCGACACCGGGGCATCGTTGATCTCTCCGACCCACCACGCGTTGCCGGCGGTTGAGGCGTCGTGGATCGATATGTGAGTGAGGTCCTCTGTCGCTGGCGCGGAGAGCCACTCGATCAGGGCTGCGTTCGAGCATGTGCCGCCGGTGGCGGTGGTCCGCGTGAACGACCTCCGCCGGTCATCGTCGGCGACATTGGCCGTGCCGTCGGTGCCGGGGTCGCCGGTGTGGAGCTGCACCCACAACGTTGCCGGCATCGCTGTCCCGTTGAGGATGGCGTTCGCTGCCCACGGGGTGAGGTTCATTGTCGAGAGCTCCCTTCTCGGTTAGATGCGGTAGCCGCGGGCGACGACCGCGCAATGAGTGTTGCCGGCTCCGAGAGCGGGAACCGTGACCACGATCGACGTGTTCACGGCTGACGCTGGGAGAGCAGCGGAAAAGTCGACGGTGAGCGGAACGGCCGGAACGGTTGGGCCGGCGGGGACCCCGAACACGTAGGACCTTGAGCCGCCGAGAAGACCGGAGACGACGACCTCGACGAGACCGGAAGCGGTTGCTCCTCCGGCGGTGATCTCGAACCCGGTGAGGTGCGTTGTCACGGATGCCGCTCCGCTGAGTGTGGCGACGGCCGACGCGTTCGCTACCACGCCGGAGCCGGCGATTAGTGGGGTAGCGGCCGGCGGGTATCCGGGGACGTTCCCGACGATGGTCCGGAGCCGGCCGAGGTTGTCGACGTGGAGAGCGTGGTAGTCGCCGGCGGCGGCGTCGGAGGTGGGGGTGTCGCGACGGATGGCGAGAGCCATGACACCGGAGTCGCCGGATGCTGCTACTGCGTCCTCGGCTTTTAGGAGACCGGACGGCGAGAGAGCGAGCCGGGTCAGGATCCCCTTCGCGAGGGCGATGAGGGTACCGGCGGCGGTCGGGTCGGTGACCGCGGCGTCTGCGGTCTGGCCGGTCGCCGCGTCGCCTCCGTCCGCTATGCGGAACCAGTGAATCCACCGGTTCGTGCCGTCCCCTCGGTCGCCGAACTCGCCGGAGGTGCGAACCGCGTTCGTGTCGGTGTTGAGGTCTGTCGACTGCGGGCTGCCCATGTCATCGGAACCTTTCTCGCCAGAGGAGACGAACGGTAGCGGTTGTGGCTGTCCCGGTGCGCGTCATGGTCCAGGGGTTCGCGCCGGGGAGGAGGAGCGGAAACTCTCCGGAGACGTCGGCCATCGTGAGCGCCGTTCGGTCGAACGCGCCGGTGAGGTTGACGTCTCCGTTGGGGCCGGTGGTGACGGTGTCCGAGAGGCTCGACACTGTGATCGTGTTGCCGCTGGTGAGGTTCCCAGCCCACGAGATCGCGTAGCCGTTCACCGCGAACGTGAACGACGTGAGCGTTCCGTTGGTCGGGGTGATCTCGACGACCGGGAGGGCGTTCACCTCGTCGGGGATCTCGAACGTTCCGCCGGCGGGGAACCCGGAGATCGATAGGACCTGTTCGGAGGTTGCGAGGGCGATGGCGTAGGGGCCGACCGAGAACGGGAGCGAGATTTTCGCAGCGGTGAGCCATTCCGCCGGGTCGGCGGAGCGGTCGAGGATCGCCTCGTGGAACCGGTCGGGTTCGTCGGAGAGGACGAGACGAGCTGGGCTCGGGAGGTCCGCCCAGTCGGCGAGGGCCCGGACGCTGGCGCGCCTGTCGTCGAGGCCGTCGGCGACGATCACGAGCTCGGCGACGAGGTCCCGGTCGCCGGGTTCCTCCGGGAAGAACCACGACCCGGCGCGTCCCGGGACCTGCACGCGTTCGTGGCGGCGTCGGCCGACGAGCTGCCGGGACACTTGCACGACGTTCGCGGCTGGCACCGCGCTCGACAAGGCGACGGCGTTGTAGGTGAGGTCGACCGGAGGGCTCATGCGACTGCGATCCTGGTGCTCGGCCGACCTGCGCCGGTTGCCGCACGATCGAGCTCGCGTTGCACGACGCGGAGGATCTCGGTCGCTTGCTCCTCGAAGAACCGGGGATCTCGCACCTCGGCGTCGACGTTCATCGTGAGTGAGATCGTAGAGCCGCCGCCGCCGGCGTCGACGATGGCAGCGGCGACAGTCTCCCGCATGAGGGCGACCGGGGACACGATCTCGGGGTTGTCCCGGCCGGCGTCTCCGATTTGAGCGATCATCGGCTCTGACGCGATTCCTCCGGTTGCCATGCTGGGGATCGTGAACCCCTTGCCGCCGAGGCCGGGCACCCATCCCGGGGCGGTGAACCCGAACCCTCCGACGGTGCTGTTCCACGCGGTGACGATGCCCTGGAACGCGACACGGAATGGCGCTGCGATGATCTCTGCGAGCGTCGAAAACGCCGATCCGATGGTCTCGGGGATGCCGGTTACGAACCCTACGATGCCGCCGCCGATGGACTCGACCACCGTGCGCGCTGTGTTCCACGCTGTCTCGGTGACGGTGACCACCGCGTTCCAGGCTGTTTCGATGACGGTCCGGACGGTGTCGACGGCGGTCTCGACGACGACGGTTATCGCCTGCCACACGGTCTCGACGACGACGGTTATCGCTCTCCACATGGTCTCGAAGATCGTGCGATAGACAGTGAGGTAGGTCTCGACGACGGTCCGCACGGCCTCAAACCCTGCCACGATCACGGCGCGTATGGTCTCGACAGCGTTCGCTATCGTCGACGTGATCGCCTCCCACACTGCGGCGACGGTGGCCGCTACCGCACGCCACATGGCCGTGAACGACGACGCCAGAGCTTGAGCGGCGGTCTGGATCGCGTCCCACGTTGCGCCGAGAAGCTGCTTCACGGTGTCCCAGTTCTTGTAGATCACGAACGCTACGGCGGCGAGGCCGAGGAGGACCAGGACGACCGGGTTCGCAGCGAGGACACTCATGGTCGTGCCGAGCATCCGGAACACCTCGATCGCCTTCAGGATCGGCCCGGCGAAACCGATGATGCCGGCGGTAAGCGTGGCGAAGATGATGACGAGTCCCTGTGCTGGGGCTGGAATCTTCGTGAAGAGGTCGAGGACCGTCGCGAGAGCTCCTCCGACGGC